GTCACGGACAGATTCCACCTACAGTGTTTCAGGATTGTCTAAAAGATGCTAGAATTTCCAAGGAGAAAATTAACAAACCAGGAAGCACGCGAGTTTTTTCAATTTCTCCTATTGAATTTACACTCGCGACTAAACGTTATTATGGTCATTTTCAAGCAGCATATCAAAATGCCAGACCAACTAGTCAGACTGCTATTGGAATAAATCCCAATGGTCCTGAATGGAATACGTTAGTTCGCTATCTTGGTGAAGTAGGACTTGACCACATCATAACAGGTGATTATAAATCATTTGGTGATTGTTTACAATCAGAATGCTTAATTGCAGCCTTTAATGTTATGATTGATTGGTATAGGTTCTATTTCAAGTTGGATGAATTGCAGTTAACAGCAATGGAAACAATTCGTGATGAATTGATCCATGTGCCTCATGTTTGCGAACATGAGGTTTATCAAATGTTATGTGGGCTTCCGTCAGGTTTCGCATTAACAGTTGAACTAAATTCTTTAGTTAACTGTTTGTATATGCGTATTTGCTGGCTAATGATTATGGAAGGCACAGAGCATGAAAGCTTAGCTCAATATGCTAAGCATACACGGCTAGTCACTTATGGTGACGACTTAATTAAAAGCGTTTCTGCGATCGTTAAAGATCGATTTAATTTTATTTCTATTAAAACTATTTTAGAAGCGCATTCTATTAAATTTACTAGTGCAACTAAGGATGAGAATGATATCACACCATTCGTTAGTTTGCACGACGCTACTTTTCTAAAACGAGGTTTTAGAAAGCATGAATTCAACACAGGTTGGTGGATGGCTCCGTTAGAATGGGACTCCATTGTTGATTGTGTGAATTGGGTTCATTCGTCGAATGATCCACGTGCGTTAGCTATTACAAATAGCAAAGCCGCCATCGAAGGCGCGTATTGCCTGGGCAAGCAGTCTTACGAAAGAGTAAGATGCGCGATCATCGAATGGTGGGCTCGTAAACGTAACGAGGTCTTAGATGTGCCACTTTGGGATGAAGTGGATGCACGAGTTTGGGATACTCGTGGTATGCGTTTTAATCGTTTTTCAATTTTATTTAATAAACAAGATTAATCCTATTTATATAATTTGCGTAATTTACTGAGCGAAGTTTAGAGTAACTCAGGTTTAGCTATTTATATGTTATTTTATAAGACTTTTATAAATTTTAATATCGTTTTGGACTTTTTAATATTACTTTTATAACCGTTGAAATATTTCTAACTGATTATATATCTTATATTTTCGATACTGTTTTAGCAAGATACGGCTTGCGTTCCTTCGGGTTTTCAGATCGAATTTGAAATTTTATTAACAATTTCTTTCTATTGTTTAAAAAAAAAAAA